GTCATCGACGCCGCGCTGATCCTGGGCGTGGTCGACAACATCGTCAACGGCGTGATGGCGGCGTTTGACGCGATGGTGGCTGCGGTCAAAAAGTCTTGGAACTGGGTCCAGTCGTTTATCGTCAAGGGCTACGACCTGGCGGAAGAGAACCGCAAGGTGGACAGCGAGATGACGGCCCGGGCCCAGGCGCGGCAGCAGGCCCGCCCCGGCGTGGGCGGCCGGATGGAGCAGGCCGCCGAAACCAACCGCACTACGGCGGCGATTACCCAGCGGCAGATCGACAGCCGCAACGCAGCCGCCGAGGCAGCCGCCCAAGGCCGCCTGGACGAAAACGCCCGCCTGGCCGCTGCAAGAGAGGCTGACGCCACGGCCCTCGAGGGCCGCGTGGGCGAGCTGCGGCAGACGGCTGCCGACCGCCGGGCCGTGTCGGGCCAGGTCGGCGACCTCGACTCCGCCCTTGGCAGCGCGACCAGCATGGAGCAGCTGCAGCAGCTGGCCGGCACGTTCCGCGAGCTGCGGGACAGCGGCAAGCTGTCGGCTGAGCAGCTCGACCGGCTGGAGACCTCGCTCGACGCCGCCTCCGAGCGGGTCATGGAGGCCGGGCTGGGCGACCGGCCCACGCAGCAGGCCGCCGCAGCCGGGGCCGCCGCCGCGCAAGCCCAGACCGCCGCCACGGCCGCCGAGGTGGTCGGCACCTTCTCCGGCGCCGCCCTCGGCCAGATGGGCTTCGGCACCAACCTCGCCCAGAAGCAGCTCGACGTAATGAAGGCGATCGAACAGAACACCCGCGACCCGATGGCCGGCCTCGTCGCCGACTGACACATGCCCACGTACACCTGGATCGAAGACAACTCGTCGCGCGGGGCCACGATCCACCGGCTGGGCCGCAAGGCCACCAGCACCTACCGCAAGTCGTGGAAGATCTTCGGCAGCACTGACGACTCGGCCGTCCATGCGGACGTCAACCAGACGCTGTGGCAGAGCTACATGTTCTGGGAGTTCCCGGGGCAGCCACAGAACCGGCTCCAGGCCGAGAGCTACACGCTCGAGTACTTGGGCGACCAGGCCTGGCAGCTCGAGGTCTCCTACAGCAAGGAAGGCGGGGAGAGCGAAGAGCAGCGCGACCCGATGAAGCGGTCGCGATCCTTCGACACCGGCGGCGGCACGCAGCACGTCACGCAGGCGATCGGGTCGGACGCCTTCCCCAACGGCGAGCAGCGGTTCCACACGGGCTCGCCGGCCGCGCCCAACATGTTCGGGGCGATCGGGGTGGACGGCGACAGCGTCAACGGCGTGGATATCATCATCCCGCAGCTCACCTGGACCGAGAGCTACGACGTCCCGAATCAGTACGTTTCCACCAACTACATCAAGACCGTGTCGTCGCTAACCGGCACCGTCAACAACGCCGCGTTCCGCACGTTCGCCGCCGGCGAGGTGCTCTTCGCCGGGGCCTCGGGATCGCAGCAGTGGGATTCCGACAAAGGCGACGGGCCGTGGAATCTCTCGTACAAGTTCATCGCCTCGCCCAACCAGGGCTCAGGCAAGACGCTGCCGGCAATCACGGTCGGGGCAGTCACCAATGTCGAGAAAGACGGGCACGACTACCTGTGGGTCAGGTACGAGGACTCCGTGGCGAACGACACGCTCTTCAAGCAGCCCAAGTTTGTCTACGTCAACAAGGTGTACCGCCGGGCGGATTTCTCACAACTCGGCCTGGGGGTGTCGTGATGGGGAACGGCCGCGTCAACCCGGGACAGAAACTCACCACGGCGTTTTCGGCCCGGGCCTGGAACCGCGCCCAGGATGCCGCCGACATCGTGCTCGGGGATCGCGGCGGGCTGGCGGAGGCTGCGGGCGGCCGCACGACCCGGGCCGTCAACATCATTCGCGTCCGCAACGCCACCGCCCACGATGTGCCGATCCATGGCGTGCTTCAGTTCACATCGCCCGTAATCTCGCCCATTGGTGGCCAGTTAACTGCGACGGGGTCGGCTGCGGCCGCTGCAAAGCAGTTCAACGAGTCGGTCGTGATGAGGGCCGTCGTGCCGGTCGCAAACACGAGCCTCCTGTGCATCACGCTTGAGCCAATCGCCTCCCTGGCGTTGGGCCGCGTCGCCGTGGCGGGCGTGATCGCGTGCAAGGTCAAGCTGCCGACCTCGGGGACGTTCTTCTATGCGATCACGCGGCAGGGCGACTACACGCAGCTGCTGGCGGCCTCGTGCGGCCCGGTCAGGCTGCTGTGGCACGAGCCCGGGCCGGGCGACGACAAGTGGGCGTTGGCGCTGCTGTCATGACGCACGCAAACTGCGGGTGTTGCTGCGACAACTCGTTTCCGCTGATCGGCCCGACCGGCCCGACAGGCGCTTTTTTTCAGTGGCTCAACGCTACGGGCCTGCTGGATGCCGGGCCGCTGGCCCCGCAGCAGTTCAGCGGGCAGGGCTTCGAGACCTACTGGCCGTCGACGACGACGATCGGCGACGCGGCCCGGCCGACCGCGGCGGCCGAGCAGATCGCACGGGCCGGCACGGTGGAGTTCCCCGAGTTTCACGGCGACGTCGTGTTCGTCAAAACCGCGACCAGCGCCACCAGACCGCTACTCTTTCCCGACGCTTGGCGGGCGAGCACGATGATCAACCCGCCGGCCGAAGGCGCCACGATCACCGTGGAGCTGGGTCAGCACACCGCGTCCAACGGCGGGGCGCTCGTGACCGGCCCGACGTTTGCGGTGGCGAAAACGCTGACGCTCGACGGCGTGCAGATGCCGCTGCAGGGTGTGGGCTGGCCGAATGGCACGACGGGGGTTCCGTCGCTCGAGCTGCACCGCACCAGGCTGGCCGACGACCTGGACTTCCTGACCGCGACCGACGGGCGGAATGTCGCCGGCACGCTTTTCGGTCGAACTCGGACGCCGGACGGGGCTTTTGAGTTTTTTCGGTATCGCGTGGCCACCGGTCCCAACGCAGGCATCGTCGCAGAAGAGGCTGCAGAAAACGTACCACTCGTCGCTTACGTCAACCGGCTGGACTGCCGGGTAGTGGTCGAGCGGGACGGCGTGGTGGTGGCCGACCGGGTGCGGCCCACCGGGACGCAATACGATGCGGACACCGCGGCCGACGGCGCGTATGTCGTCAGCAAGTATTTTTCCCGCGAGTACGACGACCCCAACAAAATCCTGCTGTGGCCGACGCGGCCCGAGCGGATCGTCTATTCGTTCGCCAAGGACACCACGCCGCAAAAGTTTGGCATCTCGGCTCCCAACGACCGGTATTACGACGAGTCGTATGCGTCGGTCGGCGTGGGCACCGCAGGCGTGTTGCAATCGCGGACGTATCTGTATGCGACCAAGCCTTACCGCCGGTTCGAGGCCGGCGCGCTACCGTCGTATGCCGACGAGTCGGTTCCCGGCGCCGCCGTCAGGCCGAGCAGGCTGACGGAAGTCAACATTACTCAGTACGGCCTCCTGCTGTCGCCCCCGGGTCAAAACGATCACACCAGCATGACGCTCGGCGGCGACGTCGTGACCGGCAGCGGCCTCTCGACGCAATACGTCGACGACTTCGGCCAACTGCCTGCCTCGCTGCCGGTCGTGCCGTTTCGGGCGTTTCCGGTGCCCAGCGGCGGCAAGGGGCCGCGGCCCGTGCTCGAGCATCCGGCCGCAATGGTGCGGGAGCCGTATCGCCCGCTGTCGCAGGCCGAGCGGGTCAGCAGCGTCGGCCTGACCTTCTCCGAGCCGATCGTGGTCACCGGCGTCAACGCCGGCCAGGTGCAGCTGCACGTTGACGGCGTCAGCCAACCGGGCTGCACGATCGCCGCAGTGACCGGCAGCCAGCAACAGTTCACGATCGGCGTGCCAACCGGCCCGCAGACGGAGGGGGCGTTCTGCATCCTGACCTACGACCCCGCCGGCGAGGTCGTGTCGGACACCGCCGATCAACGGCCGGCCCAGCTGGCCGCCCGCACCTCGTGGATGATGCAGAAGCCGTACAAGCAAGACCTGTTCGTGGCAACGGGCATCCGAGTCTGGCCGATCGGCAGGCTGGCCAGCCTGTCGGCCACCGGGCCGATCGGGCCGGACGCCAGGCCGCTCAAGATCGCGCTGACGGCCGCGGCCCACATCTCCAAGAACGATTTTGGCACGGTCACGCATCGTCCGTCGCAGGATTTGTTTTCACCGCAGATGCCGTACGACGCCACGGGCCCGCTCACGCAGGGTCCGCAGGACTGCAGCTATTACGGGATGCGCACGACCATTTTCCCCTGTCCGCCCACGGGAATGGCGTGCCCGATGCCGCGCGGCCCGCAGCCGCACAACGCCGCGTTTCGCCACGGCCGCGGAGCCGGCAACATCGTGGTCACGTTGAGCAACGCCGCCTTCGGACGTTACAGCCCGCTCACGTTCACCCCGACCCGCAACGGCGATCTGCTGCCGCAGGGCAGCTGGGCGGTGACCAAGGAGCTCCCGGGCCCGGTGCTGCTGAGCGAACAACGGTATGGCGGCAACGCCGACAACTACCATTTCCAATCGCTGTATCGGGACAACGCCCGGCTGGAGGGCACGTTCACGGCAATCCGAAACGTCACCGAATACCCCGCTCTCGGGCAAGCGTTTCCCTGGAATCTGGAAATGGCGATGACGCTGACGGTTGTCGAAAACTATTCGCTGACCACCGGGACGGTCGGAGCCCCGACAGGCCCACCGCTGCCGACCACCAGTCCGGCGCCGGCCGTCTACGGCCCGCTGACCGAGTTTTACGCCGCACTCACGCCCGTCGAGGAGCAGGCGGGAACGGTCGTCAGGGATCACACGGAATACGGCTTTGGCAGCTCCGACACTTTGTTCCTGCCTTTCCGGCCTGCCCCGACCGGCTCCAGGTTTCTGGGCACCGTCCAGGTCGATTTCTGACCGACCCCCTCCGCTCCCGGGCTGATCTGGCCCAAAATGCGGGCGAAAACGGCATTTGCGTTTTCGACCTTGTCTGCAAACTGGAAGCGGAGGCACGGATGGCCCGGCAGCGCAGACAGCGGACGGTGGAGATCAACGGCCAGCGGTGGACGATCCGCCCGGCAAAGCTGCGTGGTGCCTACGGCGACTGCAACTACGAAACCAAGACGATTCGCATCCACCACACCCTGGCCGGGGCCGAGCTGATGGACACGCTGCTCCACGAGCTGATTCACGCCCGCTGGCCGGATCTCATGGAGTCGAGCGTGGAGGAGTTCGCCAACACGATGGCCGCCGTGTTGACGGACCAAGGATTCTGTCGGCTGGCCGATCTGGACGTGTGATGCAGAAGACCCGCGACATCCTGGCCGAGCTGAAGACCGAGATCCCGGCCATGCCGAGCAACAACCGGCCCTGGTGGGAGCGTGCCCCGCGCGAGCATGCCGCCACGCTCGCCGCCATTCACGCAGCCTGGCACCGCGGCGAACTGGGCAGCCGCAAGAGCACGGCCGCCCGTGCGATTGCGTCCAAGCTCCAGACACTCGACATCACCATCGGATCGCAAGGAGTGCTGGCATGGCTAAGGCTGCCGCCGCAATCGTAGATGACATCGCCGGCCAGGTGGCCACCGAGCAGCAGCTCCAGGCCGACGCCGACCTCGCGCGGCTGCGGAGCGAGCTGGCCACGGTCAAGGTCCGCTACAGGGCGGCGCTTGCCCAGATCGACCGCGAGCGGGAGCGGGCCGACGCCATCGCCGGCTTAGCCGGGATCAAGGCCAAGGCCGCCACCCCGGGCCGCCTGACCAAATCCGTCAAAGGGGCCGCGACCGTGATCGTGGCCCTGTCGGACTGGCACGTCGAGGAGCGAGTGGACCCGGCGACGGTCAACGGGCTCAACGACTACGACCTCGACGTGGCCGACAAGCGGATCGCCGAGTTGTCGGAGCGGTTCGCCACGCTGCTCGAGCATCAGCGGCAACTCGTCAAGGTGCCGCGCGTGGTCGTGTGGCTGGGCGGCGATTTCCTGAGCGGCCATATCCACCCCGACACCGCCGAGCTGGCCCAACTGCCCCCCCTGGCCGCCACCCGCTGGGCCGGCGAGCGGATCCGCGGGTTTCTCGACATGGTGGCCGAGATGGCCGACGAGGTGGTCGTGGCGACCAACAGCGGCAACCACGGGCGATCGACGGAGAAGCTGCGCATCGGCACCGAGTTGGACCACTCGTTTGAGCAGCACCTCTACCTCACGCTGGCCGGCCAGGAGGCCCGCAAGAACGTCCGCTGGCAAGTGGGCGAGGGCTATCTCAACGTGGTGGATCTCGACGGGTTCCGGGTTCGGTTTCACCACGGCCACGCCGTCTCTTATGGCGGGGGCGTCGGCGGGATCACGATCCCCACGAACAAGGCGATCGCCGCCTGGGACAAGATCGATCGGGCCGACCTGACGGTCTTCGGCCATTGGCACCAGTTCTCCTGGCTGCGGGCGGGCCGCTACGTCTCCAACGGCAGCGTCATCGGCCACTCGGCCTACGCCACCCGGATCAAGGCCTCCTACGAGCCGCCGTGCCAAGCGTTCATCACGGTGGATCACAAGCGCGGCGAGGTCACCGACGCCAAGCCGATCTTCTGCGACCGCGACCTCCAAGCGAAGCGCGGAGCATGATCCTCACCGACGACCACCTGGCGGAGATCCGACTCCGCAAGAACCGTTTCATGGGCCAATGGACCGGCACCGCCGGATCGTTGGCCGCCGACTGTCACCACCTCATGGAGGACCGCAAAGAGATGGCCGCCACAATCGAACAACTAGCACAGGACAACGCCGATCTTCGCCGGGCGGTGGAGGAGCGGTTGGCCGGGGGATGCTGCGACGGCGGTCAATGCCACCCGCAGGAGATCGCCGACGAGCCGGCCACGATCCCCGTCGATTGGATCCTCCGCGGCGAGGCGGCGCTCAAGGCCGAGCCGCGGCTGCGGGGCGACAGCCTGCTCGAGGCCGAGCCCGACGAAGACTCCCCGCCCGCCGAGCGGCTGCTGCTCCAGGCCCTCGAGGTGATCCGCGACCGCCGGCCGAAGTACGGCGGCCCCAAGCAGCATTTCCGCCGGACCGTCGGGATGATCAACGCCGCCTTCAGTGAGATCCTCAAGCGGCCGCTGACCGAGGCCGACTGGGCCGTCATCATGACGCTCGACAAGGTGGCCCGGTATATGGGGCCGAGCAAGACCGCCGACGGGCCGATCGACCTGGCCGGCTATGCCGCCTGCCTCGCCGAGGTCGAGGCACCATAGCCCCTGCGACTCGCCGCCGTAGTTCCGTACCGTGGCGGCATGATCGCAGACGCGCATTTCCGCTCGATCGGCGGCCGGCGGGAGCCGATTGCGGGCCCGTCGGATTCGACGTCGCTGGCCAAGGCCTTCACGCCCGCCCAGGAGTTCTGGGGCAAGAAGACCTCGCGCGAGCCCGACCCCAGCTCGCGGGCCGCCGTGGAGTTGGCCGCCTTCCGGCTCGGCGTCAAGCCAGCCACCCTCGCCAAGGCGATCGCGATGGGGGTGTTCGATGGCTGACAGCCTCACCGATGTCCTCGCGGGCACGATCCGCACGGTCATGATCTGGAACCGGACCGACACGCAGGAAATCGGATCCTATGCCAACGCCAAAACGGTGGTGACCGACTACCGGCTGGAGGACGGCAGCGCGGCCGGTCAGGCAGACACCGTGTTCGCCGACGTGCGGACGGTGCCGGCCGGCACGATGGAGGAGTTCGACCTCAAGGCGCTGACGCAGACCACGCTGAACACGTCGATCCCGTTCGTGTTCAACCAGGTGCGGTGCATCAAGATCCGCAACACCTCGACGGTCTCGGGCCGCCGGCTGTTGATCGGCGTCTCCCCGTCGGCCCCGACCTCCGTCTACGCCGCCGAGATCGGCCCGGGCAGCGAGTGGTTTGCCATCAACTACCAGGACGCCTGGGAGGTGACGAACGACAACCGCACGTTTCGGCTCTCCAACCCGTCGGCAAGCCCGGTCACCTACGAGCTCTACGTCTTTGGCACTGCGGTGAGCCCCTGATGTCGTTTTCGCTGTCTGGACAAGTTCGGCTCGTGCCCGTGGTCACCGACACGCTGGCCACGACCACGCTCACCGACACGGTGACGATCCAGCAGGCTTTGAGCCTGTCCAACGGCACCGGCCCGGCCCAGGCCGACGGCTACTGGCGAGACGTGCGGACCGTCACCGGCACCGGCACCGACGTGGTCAACCTGGGCTCGCTGCCGGTCAACGTGTTCGGCGGCTCGAGCACGCTCTCGCTCGGCAGCCTGCGGCTGATCTACCTCCGCAACCGGGACGCCACCGGCACGCTCCTGTACTCGATCGGGGGCGGGGCGGCCAAGACGGCCCTGCCGCCCGGCGGCGTGTTTCTCTGGTCGGCCCCGACCGCCGGCCCGACCGGCCCCTGGCTCGACGGGCCGACCGGGATCTCCGTCCAGAACCTGGCCACGGGCCCGGTGCCATACGAAGTCGTCATCGCAGGAGTGAAGACATGATCGCAGAAGCGCCCCTTGCCGCCGGCAGCCAGTTCACCGACGTGGTGAACGCCGCCCGGGCCTACATCACGACCGCGAAGGTCGCCGCCCGCGACGGTCTGACGTGGGTGGAGTTCGGCGAGTTGCTCGTCGGCCTTCTGCGGCTCTGCACCTACACCGTGGACGTGCTCAACGTCCCGGGGGCGAGCAAGAAGGCCGCCGTGCTCGAGGCCGCCGCGGCCCTTTTCGACGCCTTGGCCCCGATGGCTGTGCCCGTCGTGGCCTACCCATTCTGGTTGATCGTTCGCCCCGCCGTCCGTGCCCTGGTGCTCGCGATCGCGAGCGGGGCGATCGAGCAGCTGCTGCCAGTTGTGAGGAGCAACCCATGACGACTCTCGCGCTGATCATCGCCGCGGCCCTGATCCTGGGGCACCGGGAGCTGCTGGCCTGGGGGCAGGCGCTCGCCGCCCGCATGCCGAAGATCGAGATCACCCGCACGCAAATGGCCGCTGCAACGCTGCTGATCGCCGCCGTGGTCTCGTGGCACTGGGGGCAGGCGGTCACACCCGCGCCGCCGTCCCCGCCCCCGGCCGGGCCGCTCGACCTGGCCGGCCTCTTCGCCGGCCAGCACGGGGCGGAGGACGCCGCCGTGGTGGCGGCCCTGACAGCCGAGCTGGCCGACGAGATCGAGTGGGACGGCAAGCAGGCCGAGCCGATCCTGAAGACCGGCGTGGCAGTAGACGACCTCCGGCGGCGGGCCCGCGAGCTGCGGTGCCGCGGCGTGTCGATCGGCCAACGGCAGCCGGCCGCCCGGGACGCGATCGCCCAGCACCTCGACCAGGCGGTCGGCACCGAAGGCGGTCCGCTGGACACTGACAAGCGGGTGGCGTGGGTGAAGGCGATGCGCGAGATCTCGGAGGCGGCCGCCAATGTCACGCGATGACGAGAAGATCCTGACCCGCATCCTGACGCTCGTCGTCGCCGGCCTGCTCACGGCGGTGGCGGCCCGCTACGTCCACCGGGCCCTCGATCGGGTCGAGACGGCCAACTTCGGCTACACGCCCAATCCGGCCGGGGTCCGCGAGTTCCTGGCCGAGCTGCCGAGGCCCTTCTTCGCCGACGCCGCGCCCGAGGCCATGGCCAAGGCCGAGCGGAAAGATACGTTCCTGTATCGCTCGATGGACCGCGCCCACCGGGCTCGGTACGGCAAGCCGTTCACGGCGTGGAAACAGGGCATCGGCGATTGTGTCAGTTTCGGCGCGGCCGGGGCCGTGTACTGCTCCGAAGCGATCTCGTGGGATCTCGGCCAGATGGCCGAGCCGCCGCTGCTGCCGAGCACCGAGGCGATTTACGGCGGCTCGCGCGTCGAGGCCCGGGGCAAGGACGGCAGGGGCACCTCGGCCGTGGGCGGCTGGTCCGACGGATCTTACGGCGGTGCCGCAGCCCGCTGGGTCCGCGACTGGGGCGTGGTCTACCGGCAGCCCTTCCCCGAGCTGGGCTACGACCTCACCACCTACTCCGCCGAGCGGGCTAAGCAGTGGGGAGCCTACGGCGCTGGCGGCCAGGGCGACAACGGCCGGCTTGACCAACTCGCGAAGGCTCACCCCGCCCGGTACGTCGTCGCCATTCGCACCTGGGAAGAGCTGGTCGCCGCCGTGACATCGGGCTTCCCTGTGACCATCGCCTCGTCGCAGGGATTCGCCAACCGCACCGACGAGTCGGGCGTGCTCCCCGCCTCGGGGACGTGGATGCACCAGATGTGCATCGTAGGGATCCGCTTTGCTGACCAGGCCCCCAAGGGCGTCCGCAAGGTGGACGCGGCCCTCGTGCTCAACAGCTGGGGCACGAAGTGGATCTCGTATGCCGGCAAGTATCCGGCCGACCAGCCCGACGGGTCATTTTGGGCCACGCGCCCGGTGATCGAGGGCATTCTCCGACAAGACGATTCGTATGCGATTGGGGACGTCAAGACGGGCTTCAAGTGGAGGAAGATTCACCATGGCAACTGGCTCGACCAACCCGCCCAGTGACGCCCAGCGTCCGTGGGACAAGCGTCTGATTGCGGCCGGGGCTCTGCTCTTCGCGCTGGGCTGGTTCGTCGGCCAGGGCAACGGCACTCCGCTCAACCCGTTCGTGCCGGCCAAGCCTGAGCGGCCGGTGTTGGCGGCGATCGCCAAGCTGGCCAAGGCGGCCATGTGGATTCTGGTGGCCGAGCCGGTGCCAGACGACCTGCCGCCGGAAGACCGGCTGGCCCAGATTGGACGCAACCAAATCAACCACAGGGAGGGCTGGTGATGTTTTCGATTCTCGGCTGGATCATCACGGGCTGGATTGCCGGCTCGGTCGCGGAGTGGTTTGTGCCGCACGACAAGCCGACGCCCGGCTGGCAGACGATCGCCACCGGCGTGGCCGGCTCGATTGTCGGCGGCATGGTCTACGCCACGCTCCACGGCAGCGGCTACTCGCCGGCCGGGATCGTGTGGTCGATTGGCGGGGCTGTGATCTGCCTGTTCGGGTACCGGTGGTACATCACGCAGGGGGGCTGACCATGGACTGGCTGTACCGGATGATCGTGGCGTTTCTCGTCTGGCTGTCGGCCGAGCCGCAGGCGGTGGACCTCGAGCGGCCCCGGGCCGCGGCGGCCGTGCATGCCGCAATGGCCAGCCTGGCCACGGCGGCCCCGAAGCCCCCCGAGCCCCCGCCCCTGCCGACGCCGCCGGACCCGAAGCCTGACCGCTGCTGCGGCGAGTGTGGCGGCAGGGGCTATTTGGTGATGCCTGACGGGCATCGGGTGGCTTGTCCGTGCCCGGCCGACTGCCCCTGCAAGAAGGCGAAGCCTTGCAAAGACGGCAACTGCCCCACCCCCGGGGCATCGCCCGCGACAGTTTCACCGGCCGGGCCTGCGGGCGGGAGGTGACGGTGGGCGATGCCTCGGCGGTGGATACCCCGCTCTCCGATCTGCGTGACGAGGTGCGGCGTCGGCTTGGCCACCAGGCCGCAGGGCTGGCCGAGGCCTGCGACGAGGTGACCACGACCGTGGCCTACTTCTGGCCGCAGAAGTGGATGGCCCATGTGGCCCGCACCCACCTCGACCCGATGCCCGCCACGATCGTGGCCGTGGACGTGGTTGAGGCCAAGGTCCGCGAGGATCTGGAGGCCCGGTTCGGGACCGATGGAAACACCCTGCGGACGCTCGACCTGTTGGTCGGCTCGGTCGTGACCGAGTTTGCGGGCATGTGGTTCGCAGGTGCCGAGGAGCGGATCGCCATGCGGCGGGCGATGTGGCAGGCCCGGCAACGCTAGCCGGCCATGCCGGCCGCCACGATCCGCAACACGATAATCAGCAGCTCGATCCAGGCGTCGGCGTTCATGGTTTGGCCCTCCTTGGCCGTTGGTTGTCAGGTGACAACAGGGCTATCGGCCGTTGTCAGATGACAACTTGAGCGCGTCCGCCCGGTGGACGAACAGCAGGCCGTCGATCACGACCGACCGGACGCGGCCGTCCATGGCCAGCCGCCGCATGTATTGGCGGGACACGCCGGCCAGTTTGGCCGCGTTGGTGCAGGTGACGTAGTCGTCGGTGTCGATCCGCATGGGGGCGGATTGTACCGACGTCAGTCGTGGTGCCACCACTTGGCCACGCGCAGGCCGAGCAGCCACACGACGCCGGCAAATAGGGTCAGGCCGCCGTTGCCCATCATTGCGGCCTTGCCTGGCCCTTCGGACGTCTGGCCGGCCATGATCATCAGGCCGACGCCGAGGGCAAACGTCACCAATGCGAAGGGCTGCTGAACCTTGATCCTCTTCCTCGTCTGCTGAACCGTAACCTCTGCCATCGTGGTCTCCTCGGTTGCGGGGCGGTGCCCCTCGAATGGTGGACGATCCTACAATCACGCCGCCCCGGCATCCACCGCCCCCGGCGGCGGCTCGAGGTCGCCGGGCCAGATCCGGGGCAGCAGCTGCCACGGGGCCGGCTGCCCGGCCTGGGTGATCCGGGGGTCGAGGTATCGGCGGGTGACCTTTTCGCTGGAGTGTTGCAGGGCCTCCCGGGCGTCCCCGCCGGCCGCCCGCAGGTGGCTCGCAAACGACCGCCGCAAGGCATGGAACTGCACCTCCGGCCCGTCCCCCAGCCCCGCCCGGCGGGTGATCACCCGCCACCGCTCGCGGAGGGCCGTGTCGGACGCCGGCCAGAAGAACAAAGTCGGCTGATCGTGGCGGGACACTTGGTCGACCAGGTCGGCGACGTGGTCGGGCATCGCATAGGTGGCCGGCTTACGGCTGCCCTTGCGGGCCTCGGCCGGCACGGCCAGCCAGGGCCGCTGCCAGTCCTGCCGGCCCACCCGCAGCACGGCCGTGATCCGCTCGCCGCTGTAGAACAGCACCCCGAGCAGGGCCTGGAACCAGACCGGGGCCGGGATCGGGCCCACCCAGCCCCGGACCTTCCCGCAGGAGGCCCACAGGCGGGCGAGCTCGTCGGCGGTGAACGCCCGGGGCGTCTGCTCCGGGATCAGCTCCGGGGCCACCAGCGGCCGCAGCCGGACGAGGCCGCGGGCCTGGGCGAGATTCCAGAGGGCCAGCAGGCCCGACCGCTCCCGGGCCACGCTGTTGGGCGACAGGCGGGCGGCCCGTGCCGTGAGGAACTGACTCACGACCAGGTCGTCGAAGTCGGCGAGCGTGGCCGGCCGCTCGAGGTGGAGGCTGAACTGGCGGATCGCGTGGCGGAGCAGGCGGACGGACTCCGGCGACCGGCCGCGGAGTTTGAGCGGGACGTAAACGGTATCCAAAAACGTGTCGAGATTCATGGCGACCTCTCCCCCGAAGGTAGGTCGCATCCGTGCGGCGGGCCGCCGGGAAATCCGTGCGGCCGGCACCCTTGGTCCATTGGAGTGCCGCTGGCGCAGGTCGTGAGGATTGCACCCCCTAAACGGCTGGGGATCCTGTCCCCGCCATTCCTGAACCTTCGGATCCCGTCCGGGGATCCGAAGGTCAGGCGACCCGGCCAGCAGGAACCCTATGGCGGCCGGGGATCGAAAGGCAAGCCGGAGGGAGACGGCATGGCAACTACCAGACACCCAGGCGGCGCCCGGCGAACCCTCGAGCGATGCCTGCTCGGGCAGCGGATTGAGCAGCTGACGGACGCTCGCGGCTTCCACCTCGATGAAGTGGCCGCGGCCGCCGGCATCACCTACCCGACCCTGCACCGGATCTGCACCGGCAGGATCAAGTCTCCGAAGCTGGAGACCATCAAGGCGGTTGCCGAAGTGCTCGGCGTGAAAATCGACCGCCTCACCAAATAGGCCTGTTTTCGGCCATTTCGCCCGCGTAATAACTGCTGTTGACGCAGTTATTGCGTCCGCGTAATCTCTCGCCCGTGACGTCCATGACGGACGCCACCACGCAGGCTGGACGTACCAGCCGCGTGACGGAAGCACCAGGCGAGGACACGCCATGGCAGCCGCAGGACGCGGAGCAACCGGGCCGACCTCGCCTCAGACAGGAGGTCGTGATGAAGGTCAAGGTGACGGACGCTCAGATCAGGAGCTGGAGGCTGCGGGGCTACTCGCTCGCGCGCATCGCCTCGGCCTGCGGAACGACTACCTCCGAGATCTCGCGCCGGATACAGCGCATCTGGCAGGAACAGTACCGGCCGCCAATCGACGGCTGGGGCGACCCGCGGCCCGAGCAGATCAGGCAGCTCTGCGAAGAGATCCAGCGCGAGTGGTCCGAAAAGGAGCGCCAGAAGCGACACGTCGGACGCGCAAGAAGCTGGAGGCCGGTCGTCGTACCCGCCTCGATCCTGGCACTTGCCCGCGACTGAAACTGTGGCTTCACCGCGTGGCTCGGGTTCACGCTCACCTGTGCGCGATCATCCGCCTCTACGGCAACCCGTCGAAGGCCGGCGGACAGAGCAACCAGGGCGAGACCTACGCGGCCCGCGCGGCTCGCGGGGACCGCACGCTGCTCTACGACGCGATCGGCCTCTCGATGGACGAACTGGTCGAGATCAGGAACGAGATTCAAAAGGTGATCGACGCGGCCGTGCCGACCCAAGCGGCACCGGGCAGCGGCGACAAGGTGTCGGAGATGGCTCGCCGGGCGGAGCGGGGCGAGTCGCTGTTTGTTGATGGGGATGGACCCCGGTCTGGCGAGGGATCGCCGGGCGGCTGAGGGATTGGCAGTGGCCGGCCGGCGGCGAGGGATCGCAGCCGGCCGGACTTACACGGAGGTGCGCGTTGCTGGTGCTGTCGCGTCGAGTGGGTGAGTCGATCGTGATCCCGGACTGCCGGGTCGAGATCGTCGTGCATGAGATCACGGCCGGCATGGTGCGACTGGGGTTTAAGGCACCCAACGACGTCGACATCTACCGGGAGGAGATCTGGAAGGACATGTGTTTTCAGGATTGGAACCAGAGGAGGCCAAACGATGGCGCTGAAGATTGAACGAGGAATTCAGGCATCGCCCGTAGCGGCGGTGATCTACGGGGTCGAAAAGATTGGCAAGACGACGCTGGCCAGCCAGTTTCCTGGCGCTCTGATTCTCGACACCGAGAACGGCAGTAGGCGCATCGCCTGTGCCCGGGTGCGGATCACGAAGTGGCTCGACCTGTTGTCGAACATGCTCGACCTGGCCGGCGACCCGCAGGGGTTTCAGACGGTGGTCGTCGACAGCATCGACTGGGCCGAAATGCTGCTTCGGGCTCACCTGGAGACAAAGCTGGGAAAGCCGGTCGATGAGATGCCATACGGCCGTGGGTTTGGGATTCTCGCTGAAGCCTTTGACCAGCTGATCGACGCCGCCGACGGGCTGATCGCCAAGGGGCTCAACGTCGTGTTTGTCGGCCACAGCGAGGTCAAGCGCTGCACGCCGCCGGACATGGATGAGGGCTACGACCGCTTTGAAATAAAGCTGTCGAAGAAGGTCGCCCCGATCGTCAAGGAGTGGGCCGACTTGATCCTGTTCGTGAACTACAAGACGCGGCTGGCCGAGGGATCCGACGGCCGCAAGAAGGGCAGGGGCGGAAAGGAACGGATCATGTACGCCGAGCGGTCGGCGGCCTGGGACGCTGGCAACCGCTTTGGCCTGCCGGCCGAGATGCCCATGGACATCGCCCAGCTCGAGGCGGTGTTCAAGGTGCAGACGCTGGCCGACACGATCCGCGGCCACATCGCCGCGGCGACGGACGTCAAGCAGCTGGGCAAGTTCGGCGACCGGATCGACCAGCTGGTGAGCGAGGACAAGATCACCGCCGACGAGTGGTCGGCCCTGACCGACGCGATCGCCGCCCGCCACCAGGAGCTCGAGCCGGTGGAGGAGGTGGCCCATGAGTAAGCCGGCGTGGCACAGCACCTGGACGCGGATGCGGCGGATCGGCCGGCGGCGGTCGTGGATGACGTGGGGCGAGTTCACCGGCCTGCTGGCCACGCTCGGCGTGTCGCTGACCCCGTACCACGTCAAGCTCGCCACGCAGTCATGCCCGCCGGTGCGGATCCACGGGGCAAAGAGATACGAGGACCGGCACGTCCAGATGGCCGTGGGCTACGCCCGGGCCAAGGGCCTCGCCGCGCCCGCAGAGGAGGCCGCATCGTGAGCGAAACGAACGAGCAGCGGATGGCCCGGCTGGCCAATGAGGAGCGGAACATGGCCGCGATCAAGACGCTCTGCGAGGGCTACACGGCGGGCGGCATGTCCTACCGCTCGGCCATGGACCTGATCAGGGATCTGGTGGACGCAGACACGGCCCGCATCGTGCGGGTCGGGAACGAGAGGCACACCCCGGAGGTGACGACATGAGGTTTGACGATTTCTGGCTCGACGACGAGGGCGGGCAGCCCAGCGGCGACCTGCCGATGGCGACCGACGGCGAGCATGCCGCCGAGATCACGGACGCCAAGTTCAAGGATCTGAAGTTCATGGTGAAGCCCGAGAACCCGCAAGGCACGTCGCTGGTGCTGGCCGTGAACATCAACGGCTTCCGGCCGCTGGAGGCGATCATCCCGGCCCAGATGCGGTGGCTGATCGAGTCGGTCTGCCGGTCGGCCTCGGTCAACGTCCCGGTCAAGGGGCAGGACTGGGACTGCGAGCAGCTCGTCGGCCGGCAGGTGCGCGTCGAGACGGTGTTCGGGATCGCGAAGAGCGGACGCGAGTACGTCCGGGTGGACAAGTGGGTCGCCGGCCCCGAGCCGCTGCCGGCGGCCGCGGCCAAGCCGGCCCCCGCGCGTACGCCGGCGGCCAAGGTCGAGGCTGTGGGCCAAGGAGGGTCGCCCGATGACATCCCCTTTTGAGAAGGCCGAGTTTCTCGGCGGGCCGCTCGACGGCACGACCTACGAGCGGCGAAGCGGCAAGTTTCCAAGGCGGCTGCCGGTTCAGGTCAACCGCTATGTCGAGTTGTACGTCGCCGGCATCGGCCGGCATGGCAACGTCGTGTACCGGCACAAGGGCCGGCTGGCAGTGGAGGCAGTGAAGTGAGCGACGAGCGACCACGCCGGTACATCGCCTTCCTGACCGAGCGGGCATCGGCAGAGGAAGGCATGGGGATCTTTACGACATGGGGCGAACTGACGCCGTGTGGCGAGTGGGTCGAGACCAACTACCAGTTTGCCGACCCGACGCGCAACAAGGTGATCCGAAACAAGCTGGACCACCACTGGGGCGAAACGCCCGCGGCGGCCATGGCTGCCAAGGCCGACAAGGTCCAGGCCATCGGCGAGCGGCTTGTCCGCCAGGCCGCCGAGCTGCGGCGAGCAGCACAGCAAGAGACACGCGAGCGGCCCGCCCTGACCGAAGCGGCTGACTCATCGCAGCCGCATGGGTCGCCTATCCGGAGTGGCGAGTAACCACGGACGCGAGCCCGGCGATACGGGCCAATACACAGGAAAGGATGCGTGATGGCAGACAGAAGCTGCAAGGTGGTGTATCTGGCTGGCCCGATTAACGGCAAGTCAGACGATGAGTGCAAAGGATGGCGGGACGCAGCCGCAGAAACGCTTCGGCTTTTTGGGCATCAAATCCTGGACCCAATGTCTCGTGACTATCGCGGCATTGAGGACGACAACGCCGAGAAGATCGTCGAAGGCGACAAGGAAGACATCGCCACTTGCCACGTTGTGCTCGTCAACGCCAACGGCCCGAGTTGGGGCACAGCGATGGAACTCGTTTACGCCTCGCAATACGGCAAAGAAGTCGTGGCTTTTGCGACGCACTGCAATTCTCCGCGGATTAGCCCATGGCTGAGGATGCACACGACTGCGATCTATCAATCGCTCAGCCATGCCCTGGCTGCGATTAACCAAGGCTCTTCGGCGGGAATGAGGTGACACATGCCATTCCGCCAGCCCGTTGACGTTGCCCGCGTGAAGCAGTTGCTCGCCCAAGGGCTGACGCAAACCCAGGTGCATCGCAGGACGGGCGTGCCGAAGAGTGCGGTGTGCCTCATTGCCAACGGCAAGTACCCGGAGCGGAGGCCGGCGACATGAGCGACTACTACCCCGAGCGGACGGACTTCGGCCCGCTGTTCCAGCAGGCGGCCACGCCCCGCGAGGCCGGCCGGGCCGCGGCCACGGCCTGCGTGGCGGCCGCCGAGCGGCGCGGCTTCGACGCCGATGCCGCACGGGCCGCCGTGCTCGAGCTGCTGGCCGACGGCCGGGCCCGCAGCGGCGAGGAGATCACTGACCACTGTGAGCGTCTCGGCCTGGTGCCGCATGACGCCCGGGCGTTCGGGTCCGTGATCGGCGGACTGTCACGCCGCGGGCTGATCGAGGCGGTCGGGTTCGCGACCAGGCGTAAGGGGCACGGGACGGCGGGGGCGCGGGTGTGGCAAATCACGTCGGGCGGCGCGTTGCCCGGTCGGCGCGGGCGGGGTGGAGTGGAAACGAACGCCACGCAAGGAGGATGACTGTGGCCGGTGAATGGATCGCCTACGACCTGGCCCTGCCGGACAAGCCGGAGGTCCAGGAGCTGATCGACGAGACCGGCTTGCCTGTGCAGGAGGTTGTGTTCAACCTCCTGCGGTTATGGGGCTGGGCCTCGATGCACTGTGCCGACGGCACGGCCCGGATGACCCTGCCACGCCTTGTCAGGACGTGCGGGGCCGACGAGGCCTTCTGGAGGGCCGTGGCGGCGGTCGGGTGGCTGGAGATCGACGAGGCAGCTGCGGCCGTGGCCGTCCCGGGATGGGACCGCCGGTTCAGCCAGGCGGCCAAGTCGAGGATGCAGCACCGCGACCGTGCGGCGGCCCAAAACGCCGAGAATCCCGAGCGCCGGAAGCCTCGTCAGGCTGCCTGCGCTCAAGCGCAGGCACCGCCTGCGCCCGAGCGCAGTAGAGGAGAGGAGAATAGAGGAGATAATCCTCCTCCTCCTCCGCGCGAGGCTTCGCAGGACGAGGCGGCCATCCGGGCGGCGTGGCTGGCTGCGGCCAAGGCGGGCAAGGTCCAGCCGTACCGGGCCAAGGCGGCACCGCCGGCCCTAGCCGAGCGGCTGGCCGAGCCTGGCTGGCTGGACGAGGCCCTGCGGGCGATCGAGCACCTGCCACGGTGCCGGTATTTCGACACGCCGGCCACGCTGTTCCAGCTCGTGGGCCCGGGATTCGTCACCCGGGTGCTGGCCGGCCAGTACGACGAGCCCAAGCCGGCCAAGGCCGGGCGCGGCCCGGCCGGGCCCGACGACCGCAAGAGTGCCGCCCAGGCGGCCGCCGAGTGGCGGCGTGGGGCGAGCGACCCGGAGGCGATCCGCCGCCGGCAGGAGTACGAACGGGCCAAGGCCGCCAAGGCGGCCAGACAGGAGGTGGCGTGATGCTGTTTTCGTGGTGGCGATCCCGGAGTGAGGCCCTCGACCTGGCCAAGACGCTCGAGGCCGAGAACGAGCGGCTGAGATTGGCGTTGACCGCTTCGGGGAAGTGTGGAGAACGGCTGATGGAGCTGGTGCGAGCCCTGCGTGACGTCAACGCCGACCTCGACCGCAAGCTGCTGGAGACCGAAAAGTGATTCGCTGGATCGTGTTCAGCCGCAACCGGGCCTACCAGCTCTACGGGCTGTTGCAGACGGCCATGGACCACGGCGTGATCAATCTGGCCGATGTGGCGGTCCTGACCCGGTACGACGCGGAGCACCAGGCGAGCCTCGACGTTGTGAAGGCGGTGTTCCCGTATTGCCATTGGGTGGCCCGGACGGATTTCGAGTTGGACGTCCGCGCCGCCTTGGACATGGCCGGCGAAACCGTGGCGTTCGCGACCGACGACAGTCTGTTCACGCGGATGGTGCGGTGGCACGTCGGTGAGGTGGCGCTGGAGGATGGCGTGGCCGCCTACAGCCATCGGCTGGGCCTTCATCTCCGGCACTGCTACCCGCTCGACGCCGCTCAGCCGCTCCCGGCCGGCCTGATGGACACCGGCTCGTTCTTGATCTGGAACTTTCGCGGCGCCGCCGTGGACTGGGGCTGTCTCGGCTCGATCGACGCCACGCAGTTTCGCACGGCCGACGTCAATCGGTGGATTGCCGGGGCGACCACGCCCAACCAGCTCGAGGACGTGCTCAACGCCAGGATCGAGGGCAGCGTGGCGGCCTGCGGGCCGCTGGCGAGCTACTTCACCAACCCGATCAACGTCGTGCAGACCACGCATCGCAACCGGCATGGCGGCGGCACCGTCGACGAGCTGCGTGACCGATTCATGGCAGGCCAGCGGCCGGCCGTGGACAGCGTGGCGAGGATGCTCAACGTGAGTTGCCACCAGGAGGTGGAGATCTGATGCTGATCGACCTGAACCAGCACCTCTCGGATCTGCCCAAGCGGAGGATCGTGCATGTCGGCGGCAACGTCGGCGAGGAGGGGCCGCTGTACCGATCTTGGGGCAGTCAAGTGATCTGGTTGGAGCCGCGCCCAGGAGCGGCCGAGGCCATCCGGCAGCGGTATCCCGACGACATGGTCGTGCAGGCCGCGGCCGGGGCCGGGTGTGGCGTGGTGGACATGCACCTGGCCAGCAACGGGCAGTCTTCCAGCCTGCTCGCGCCGCACAAGCACCTCGACGAGCATCCCGAGGTGCGATTTTCGGGGGTGCAGCAGGTGGCCATCGTGCAGCTCGATCTGATCGTCACCCGTGCCGATGGGCTGGTGGCCGACGTCCAGGGCTACGAGGACCGTGTGCTGCTCGGAGCCCGTCAACTGCTGACGTCGCTCTCGTGGGTGTACCTCGAGGTCAATCGGGCCGAGCTGTACCGCGAGTGCGCCCGGATCGAGACGCTCGACGAGCTGCTGGCCGGCTTCGACCGCGTCGTGACGCATTGGGAGCCGGGGCACGACTGGGGCGATGCACTATGGGTGAGGAGTCGAACATGAAAGTGGCGCTTGTCAGTTCGTGCAGTGTTCGAACGCCGTGGAGCGGCATCACGCTGCCCAATCGTTTCGAGTATTGCCTCCGGCACAACTACACGATGGCGTGGACGTGCGAGTCGTATCAGGAAGCGTTGAACTGTTGGGCCCGCGTGCTCACGCTGCTGGAGTGCTACGACCTGGTGTGGACGATTGACGCCGATTGCCTGATCACGGACATGACCAAACGGATCGACGAGCTGCCAGAGCTGGGCCCGCATGCCAGCATCTGCGAGCAAGGCTTGGGGGCTCACATCCTTGTCAACGGCGGGTCGATTGTGTGGCGGGCATCAGACGGCAGCCGGTCGCTGCTCAAGGAGATCATCGAACGCCAATCGGAATGGGTGGGGCTTGAATACAACCTGCAGCAGTGGTTCATGCAGCACCACGAACGGCTGGCCGACCGTCTGACGATCTGCCACAAGCGGGCGTTCAACTCGTGCGACTGGGGCGGGACGTCGATCTGGCAGCCGGGCGATTTCGTGTACCACCCCTGCGGGGCACCAGAGCGGCAGCGCATGCAGATGCTGAACGATCACCTGAAAAGCGTCGTGAGGTAGCAATGGGACGCATGAGTCGCCAGAAGGGAAAGCGTGGTGAGCGGGAGGCCGCAGCCGAGCTGGGGGCGATCCTGGGCGTGGAGGCCCGTAGGGGCGTCCAGTACCAAGGCGGGCCAGACTCACCCGACGTCGTGCTGCCTGGGGTGCCGATCCATGTGGAGGCCAAGCGGACTGAGCGGCTATCGCTATGGGCTGCGATTGAGCAGGCCAAGGCCGACGCGCCGACTGGCAGCGTGCCGGTCGTGTGGCACAAGCCAAACCGCAGGGGCAGCGTGATCATCGTGGAGACCGCTAGTCTGCAAGCGTTGGCGCTAGCGCTGATCAACTCGACGCAGGCGACCGAAACGAAGCGCGACGAAAACCCCTAGAAAACAAGCACCAAACGCACGTTGAGCGCAAAAATGCCTATAAAACAAGGCCAAAGCGACTGTTGCAAAATGCTACACCCCCCTGGGGGGGTGGGTATAGGTTCTCCCCCCCCTCTGCAAGGGGGGGGTCAAGCCGCGAGCAGCCGACTGTTGATACAGGGTTATTCCCCGGGAAAAACGCCGGTTTTATGACCACCAGCAAGGCGGCCACCGCAGCCTACGAGCGGCACAAGAAACGCGCCGCCAGCGCGAAACGTGTGCAGTCTGCCGAGGGGCGCGAGATCGGCGAGATGCCGCCGGTCGCCGATCCGAAGCGGCGGGAGTCGTGCCGGCTGGCGTTCCGCGCGTTCTGCGAGACCTACCTGCCGGACCTGTTCCCGCTGGCGTGGTCGCCGGATCACCTGACGGCCATCGGCAAGATCGAGGGTGCGGTCCTGCGGGGCGAGCTGTTCGCCTTTGCGATGCCGCGCGGCTCGGGCAAGACGACGCTGTCGGAGGCGGCCTGCCTGTGGGCCATGCTCTACGGCCACCGGCAGTTCATCGTCCTGGTGGGTGCCGACCAGAACATCGCCTCGGCCATGGCCGACAGCCTGAAGGCCCAGATCGAGAACAACGACGCGCTGCTCGAGGACTTCCCGGAGGCCTGCTATCCGGTGCGGTGCCTCGACCGGATCGCCCAGCGGGCCAAGGGCCAGACCTACCAGGGCGTGCCCACCGAGATGCAATGGGCCGCCGACCAGATCACGCTCCCGTGGATCAAGGGCAGCGTGTCCGCCGGGGCCTGCGTCCGGGTCGCCGGCATCACCGGCCGCATCCGCGGCCTGAAGCACACCCGGCCCGACGGGTCGAGCATCCGGCCGAGCCTGGTCCTGATCGACGACCCGCAGACCGACGAATCGGCGGCGAGCCCGTCGCAGTGTGCCACCCGGGAGAAGATCCTGTCGGGGGCGATCCTGGGCCTGGCCGGCCCCGGGTCGAAGATCGCCGGCCTGACCACGATCACCGTCATCCGCAACGACGACCTGGCCGACCGGCTGCTGGACCGCACCCGCCACCCGGCGTGGCAGGGCGAGCGGTCGCAGCTGGTGTACGACTGGCCCACGGCCGAGGATCTGTGGCTGGAGTACGGCGAGCTGCGCCGCAGCGGCCAGCGAAACGGCACGGGCACAGGCGAGGCCGACGCTTTCTACGCCGAGCGGCGCGAGGCCATGGACGCCGGCAGCCGGGTGGCCTGGCCCGAGCGGCACAACAGTGACGAGCTGTCGGCGATCCAGCACGCCTGGAACCTGCGGATCGACCGTGGTGATGCCGCGTTCTTCGCTGAGTACCAGAACCAGCCGCTGGCCGACCACGTCGAGAGCGACAAGCTCGACAAGCGGGCCCTGGCGGCCCGGGTGACCAACGTCCCGCGCGGCACGGTGCCGGCCAACCACCACCGGCTCACGGCGTTTGTCGACGTCCAGGACCGGGTGCTGTTCTGGCTCGTGGCCTCGTGGTCGGACACGTTCGGCGGGCACGTCGTGAGCTACGGCGTCTACCCGGACCAGGGCGTGACGTTTTTCGAGGCGGGCAGCGCCAAGCGGACGCTGGCCGCGGCGGCCGGCGGGGCCGGCTTCGAGGCGGCGCTGTCAGCCGGCCTCGAGCACGTCACGCAGACGCTGATCGGCCGGGACTGGCCGCGCGAGGACGGCACGGCCATGCGGATCAGCCAGATGATGATCGACGCCAACTGGGGCAAGAGCACCGCCACGGTGCGGACGTTCGCCAAACGGTCAGCGTTCGCGGGCGTGATCCTGCCCAGCCACGGCCGCGGCATCGGGGCCTCGTCGCCTGCGCTCAACGACAAGGGCAAGGCCCGCGGCGACCGGCTGGGGCTCAACTGGCGGATCGGCCAAGTTCAGGGCCAGCGGAGCTGCACCTACGACACGAACTACTGGAAGACGTTCGTGGCCTCGCGGCTGCGGCTGGCCACGGGCGACCCCGAGGCGATCGTGTTCTGTGCCGGGGAGCACGACATGCTCTGGGACCACCTCACCAACGAGTACCCGGTGCGGACGGAGAGTGCCCGGGGCCGGGTGGTGGACGAGTGGAAGCTGTCGGGCACCCGGTTTGAAAACCACTGGTGGGACTGCCTGGTCGGCTCGGCGGTCTCGGCCAGCATCGCGGGCGTGAGCCCGGCGGCCACGGACACGGGCGGCCGGCAACGCCGCAAGGTGGCCCTGCCCACACCGGGTGCCGGCAAGCGGATCGAAATCCGCAAGATGGGCGAATGATCACGCTGACCACCGTCGACGGCCTGACGCCTGCCGATTGCACGGCGATCAAGTTTCGGCTGACGTGGCCCGGCAGCGAGTTCCAGGCCGAAGTCTCCAGCCGGCTGGCCGGCAAGACCTCGAGCTCCACGCCGATCGCGCTGTGGCATGACCGCGGGGCATTGTTGGCCTGGTCTTGCTCCCACGAGTGGCGTGACATGCAGACGCTGGAGATGTGGACCGACGAGCGGCACCGGGGCGCTGGTATAGCCTTGGCGCTATCGGCCACGCTCGCCGCGGCCGGAGTGCTCGACCGCGACCTGGTGCTGGCCGTGTTTTCACCGGCTACCGAGGCGATCGCCAGGCGGCTGGGGTTCGTGGACGTGCAGCGTTACACCCACGACTGGCACCGCGTCCAGTAGCCAGACCCCCTGCGGGTTTCTCGGGGCAATCGCCTACCGTCGCAGCATGAGCGACGACCTCACCGACGCGATCGAAGCGGCGGCCAAGAACCCGCAGCGCGTCCGCACCGACGCCGGCGAGGTCGAGGCCCACCCGCTGCCCGACCAGATCGAGGCGGACAAGTACCTGAAGGCCAAGGCGGCGGCCTCGACCAAGGCCCGCGGCCTGCGGTTCAACCAGATCGTTCCCGGCGGATTCCAGTGATGGCGTTCCTTGACCTGTTTCGCGGCAAGACAGAGCCCCGCCAGCCGGCGGCTCCGGTGACCCGCGCCCGGTTCGAGGCTGCCGAGCAAGGCGACGACTACAAGCACTGGGTCGCGGCCGACGCATTCAGTGCCGATGCGGCCCTGTCGCCGGCCAAGCGGCGCATCATGCGGAACCGGGCCCGCCACGAGCGGGTCAACAACTCCTACCTCGCCGGGATCTCGGCCACGCTGGCCGGCGACCTGATCGGCACCGGCCCCCGGCTGCAGCTCGACATCGGCGACGTCGATGCCGCCCGGAGCGTGGAGCGGGCGTTTTACGACTGGGGCACGCTGATCGACCTGCCGGCCAAGCTGCGGACGATGCGGGAGGCCCTGGTCACCGACGGCGAGGCGTTCGCCCTGATGATCAACAACGCCCGGCTGCCGGGCGTGCAGCTCGACCTCCGCCTGGTCGAGGCCGAGATGGTGGCCACGCCCACCGAGCTGATGTCGCAGACGATCACGCCCGAGGGCAACACGGTCGACGGGATCGAGTTCGACGCCACGGGTAACGTGGTGTCCTACCAGGTGCTCAACTTCCACCCGGGCAGCAACTACCGGATCAACAACCTGATGTTCAATCGGGTGCCGGCCGCGGCCATGATCCACTGGTTCCGCCGGGTGCGGCCGGGCCAGAACCGCGGCTACCCCGAGGTGGCCCCGGCCCTGCGGCTGTTCGGCCAGCTGCGGCGCTACACCGAGGCCGTGATCGCGGCCGCCGAAACCGCCGCCGACTTCGCGGCGTTCATCCACAGCAACTCCCCGGCCGCGGAGGTGGACGAAGTCGATTCGTTCGCGGAGCTGGAAATCCGCAAGCGGTCGCTGGTGACGCTGCCCGAGGGCTGGGACATCTCGCAGCTGAAGGCCGAGCAGCCGACGAGCACCTACAAGGACTTCAAGCGGGAGATCCTCAACGAGATCGCCCGCTGCTTGCAGCTCCCCTACAACGTCGCCGCCCTCGACAGCTCGTCGTACAACTACGCCAGCGGCCGCATGGACCACCAGGTCTATGCCATGAACCAGCGGGTGGACCGCGACCACCTCGAGCGGATCTGCCTCGACCGCGTGCTGGCGGCCTGGGTCAACGAGGCCAGCTTGGCCGGCGTGATCCCCGACGGCCTGCCGCCGTTCAGCGAGTGGAACTGGGCCTGGGTGTGGGACGGCAAGGATCACGTCGACCCGGCCAAGGAAGCCAACGCCTGCCAGACCCGGCTGGCCACGCTCACCACCACGCTCGCGAGCGAGTACGCCCGCCAGGGCAAGCGGTGGGACGTCGAGCTGCGGCAGATCGCGGCCGAGCGGCAGCTGATGGCCGAGCTGGGCCTGTCGATGGCTCCGGCCGGCCAGCCGGCTCCGGCGGCCCCGCAGAACGGTGCAGACCCGGTCGAGGCGGCCCGGCCCGCCGCGAAGGTCAAGGCGGTCGTCGTCCACGGTGCCCCGGCGTCGGGCAAGAGCACCTACGTCAAGCAGAACAAGGGCCCGCGGGACGTCGTCTTCGACTTCGACCGCATCATGCAGGCGCTCAGCGGCAACGATCCGCACCAGCAGACGCGGCCGCTGATCGAATACTGCCTCGACATTCGCGACCTGATCATCCAGAAGGCCAGAACGGCCCGCGGCATCGAGACGACTTGGGTGATCACCACGCGGGTGAAGGACGAGTTTCGGCAGGCCATGGCCGACTTGTCGCCCGAATACGTCCACATGAACACCTCGCTCGAGGAGTGCCTGCGGCGCGTCGATGCCGACCCGCACCGCTCCGCCGTGGCCGAGCAGATGAAGAAGGTCATCCGCGACTACTTCGCCGAGCAAGCGCCGCCGCAGCCGGCCGCTGCGGCCTACGAGCTCGAGGAGGTGCCCGCGTGATCGACGAATGGCTTGACTGGGACGACGACTCCGACGGCCTCGTGCAGGAGATCTGGGTATGAGCGACAAACTCGCATTCTCGGGCGGCGTGGAGTTTCTGCAGGCTGCCGACGGCGAGGCCGCGGCCGGCCCGAAGCGGTTCCGTATCGTCGCCTACACCGGTGCCCCGATCCGGCAGGGCTGGAGCCGGGAGCCCGTGATCATCGACATGGCCGGCATGACGCTGCCGCAGACCGTGCCGATCGTGGTCGGCCACGACTACGCCATCGGGTCGATCCTCGGCCAGGGCACGCCGAGCGTGCAGGGCGGGCAGCTGATCGTGGAGGGCGAGATCCTCGCCGACAACGACAACGCCCGCCAGGTGCTCGCCCTCGCGGCCGCCGGCTACCAGTGGCAGGCCAGCGTCGGGGCCGACGTCGGCCGCCACCTGCGATTCGGCGAAGACCAGGCTACCTCCGTCAACGGGCAGACCGTCACCGGTCCTGTCCGCATCGTTCGGGCCTCCACGCTGCGGGAGACCTCTTTCGTCACCTTGGGGGCCGATCGCAGCACGGCCGTTTCCATCGCCGCAGACGCGGCAGAGGAGAACACCATGGCGGCTGACGCCACCACCAAGCCCACGGACGAGGTCATCGAGACCTTGGTCGTGGCGGCCACGGCGGAGGTCGCCGTGGAGCCCGTCCCCACCCCCGCCGTTTCGGCCGACACCAGCGAGCTGCTGGCCAAGCTGACGGCAGTTTCCGAAAGGCTCGACAAGATGGAGAAGCTGCAGTCGACCCGTGACGAGCGGCCCGTGGCTCCGGCCGGGCACGTCGTGACGCCGGTGGCCCCGACCGCCGAGGTGATCGAGGCCTCGTTCGCCCTGCAGGGCAACCTGCCCGGCGTCGAGAAGAAGTACCGTCCCGAGGTGCTCGAGGCGGCCGACAAGGCCCGCCGCGACATCAGCCTCGAGACGGTGCTGGTGCAGGCCGCCGTGGCCAACGGCTACGACGGCAGCCCGCGGATCAACTCGTCGACGCTGCGGCCGATCCTCGCCGCCGCGTGGGCGACCCACTCGATCGCCGGGATCCTGTCGGCGACGGTGAACAAGTTCCTCCTGGCCGGTTTCGACTCGGTCGAACAGGCCTGGCGGAGCATCTCGGCGACCCGGAGCGTGAACGACTTCAAGACGCTGACGAGCTACCGGCTCAACGGCGGCTTCAAGTTCAAGAAGGTGCCCAACGGTGGCGAGCTGAAGAACGCCGCGGCCTCCGACGAGAGCCGGACGATCTCGGCCGAGACCTACGGCATCATGACCAGCGTGACCCGGACGGACCTGATCAACGACGACCTCGGTGCCCTGACCGCGGTCCCGCAGCGGATCGGCCGGGGCGGTGCTCTCAGCCTCAACGACGTCTTCTGGACGGAGTTCCAGGCGAACCACTCCAGCTGGTACACCGCGGCCCGTGGCAACATCAAGACCACGGCCGGGGCGCTCAGCCTGGCGAACCTGAAGAACCTGACGACGCTGTTCAGGAAGCTGAAGGATCCCGACGGCAACCCGGTGGCGGTCGAGCCGAGGATCCTCCTGGTGCCGGCCGACATCGAGCTGGCGGCGGCCGAGATCATGGGCACCAACCTCCTCATCGGCCAGGGTGCCAACGAGGCGGCGCGGCCCAACGTGAACGTCCTCGCCGGCCGGTATCAGGTGGTCCCCACGACCTACCTGACCAGCGCGGAGGACTACTACCTCGTCGCCAGCCCGGCCGACCTGCCGGCGATGGAGGTGGCGTTCTTGAACGGCGTGCAGAGCCCGATCGTGGAGACGGCCGAGGCCGACTTCAACACGCTGGGCGTTCAGATGCGTGGCTACTTCGACTTTGGCGTGGCCAAGGCCGAGTACCTCGCCAGCGTGAAGGGCGACGTGTCGTGATCCATGTGGCCCGGCGGGCCGGGGCTTCCCAGCCCGCCGGGCATCTGACCTCCAACCTCTCCAACGACAGAAAGCAGGTGATCCAATGGCTTATGAGCAGAAGGGCGGGCTGATCGAGCACACCGCGTCGGGGGCCATCGCGGCCGGCGACGTGGTCGTGATCGGCTCGCTGGTGGGCGTGGCGCCGCGGCCGATCGCGAACGGTGCGGTCGGCACGGTGGCGATCCAAGGCGTGTGGAGCGTGCCCAAGCTGGCGACCGGCACCGAGGGTGCCGTGACGGCCGGGCAGCGCGTCTACTGGTACGCCGCGTCGGGCGTGGTGGCCGTGAGCCACGCGACCGGCACGGCGATGGGCTACGCGGTTTCGGCTGCGGCCGCCCAGACCACCTCGGTCGACGTCTACCTCGAGCGGTAGTCCGACAGCCCGTGAACCTACCCGCAACCCCCGGACGGCGCGCCATCGCTACCGCGCGCCGCCGGGGGCTTGCCGGGTGTGGAGGATCCGATGCCCGACATGCTCGCCGCCGGTGCCGCCTGGCTCACGGCCCAGCTCAACGCTGCGGCCGCCGCCACGGTCACCTACCGGCGGGGCGGCGACGAGGCCGAGATCAGCGCCACCATCGGGAGAAGCGACTTCGAGGCCCAGGGCCAGGAGGGCGTGATCGAGAACTGGGAGTCGCGCGACTTCCTGATCCCGACCGCGAGCCTGCCGTTCGGGGAGCCCAAGCGGGGTGACCTGATCGTTGAGACGTCCGGCGACCTCGAGCTGGTCTACGAGGTCTCGGCCCCGCGGGGCGTGCCCGTGTTCCGCTACGGCGATGCGTTCCGCTCGATCGTGCGGGTGCATACCAAGCAGACCGACGACGGCGTCGAACTGCTCCTGACCGAGGCGGGTGACCAGCTCGTCACCGAAACCGCTCAACCCCTGGTGCTCTGATGGCGAACAAGAAGATCTCGGCGTTGCCCCTGGCCGCGAGCGTGACCGGCCCCGACCTGATCGCGGTCGTGAGCGGCGGGGCGACCAAGCGGGCCACGATGAACGCGGTGCAGACGTTTTGCGCCGTGACCGGCCCGACGGGCCCGGCCGGCGTGGGCGAGCACTACGAGGCCTCGTCGGCCCCGGCGTCGGGCTCGACCGGGGCGACGTGGTTCAACCCGGACACGGGCGAGTTCTACATCCGCTCGGCGGGATCGTGGCTGAAGGTCGGTCAAACGTCTTGAGGTAGCCATGCCGTTTTACGTCCTGCCGACTGGCGGCGCTTCACCGGTGCTCGTGGGCAACGAGGCCCCGACCGGCGGCATCGGCAACCTCAACGATCTGTTCCTGCAGAAGCCCGAGGGGATCCTGTACGGCCCCAAGACGGTGGGCGGATGGTCCACGGGCATCGATCTCAGGATCACCGGGCCCACGGGGGCGGGCGTGACGGGCCCGGCGGGCACGATCGGTGTTGACGGAGCCACCGGTCCTACGGGCGCCGCCTCGAATGTCACCGGCCCGGCGGGCGCGACGGGCGCGCAGGGCGCCACGGGCCCGAGCGTGACGGGGCCCACGGGGCCGATCGGCCAGAACACGGTCGCCACGCCCACGGCGTTTGAGGCCGGCAGCACCGTGACCGGCCTCGACCTCTCGGCCGCCGACATTCACCGCCTGGCGGTGACCGGCACGACGGGCGTGAACGTGCAGGGTCTCGGGGCCACGGCCCCCGACGGCACCGCCGTGGTCGTGGTCAACGTCGGGGCCACGGCCCCGATCCTGCTCCAGCACGCCACCGGCCCTCTGGCAAACGCCCAGTTCGCCGTACCGTGGCAGGGCGACTACGAGCTGTCGGTGAACGGCGGGTCGGCCCTGCTGTTTTATGACAGCACGTCGGGAGTCTGGCGAGTCGTATGAAATCCGCCCCGCGATACTTCCGCTCGACTCCCGCCGTCTATGCGTCGATCGGCGAGCAGCTCGACCAGGCCTACGGCTACCCGCGGCCCGAGACGCTCACCGACCGCACGCTGCCGCCGGTGGATCGGCTGCCCACCGACGAGCAGGGGCGGGTGTATCTGGCGGTGTCGGCCGCCTACTGCGACTACGTCCTGCCGGGCCAGCTGCTGCCCGATCTGCTCGCCGCCGGTCACGTCGAGGAGCTGTCGGCCGCCGAGTTCCACGCCATCTTCTCCGACTCCGGTGACGCATGACGCTCGCAATCAGAACCATGCGTCCGGTGTCGCGGTCTTCGCTGCCGCGCCGCATCCGCGGCCTCGGGTTGTGGCTCGACGCGTCGGTGCGGTCGTCGCTGACGTTTAACGGCGACGGCGTGAGCGAGTGGCGCGACCTCTCCGGCCGCGGGCGGCATTTCACGCAGGCAACCGCTGCCAGCCAGCCCAGCGGCGCGAGCCGCACTTACAACGGGCTAAGGGTGCTGGACTTCGACGGCACGCAGTATTTGGAGGGCAACGCGGCCACGCTGAATCTCGCACGCAACGTGCCGGGGCTCACGATGCTGCTCGTCGGCAAGTTCGATTCGGTTGTGGGAGGGGGGGCGGCCCAGCGGTTCTTCTCGGCCAGCGTGGGCGGGGATGTCCTAAGCCGGGCGTCGATTTTCCAAAACGTAAATGGCATCGTCTTGCGCGGCCGCCGGTTGGATTCTGATGCTTTTGCCTACGCCATCTACGATCCGGGCAGTAGCGTGCGGGACGCCAACGTCTACTCCAGCGTGATCGACTACGAAAACGCCGAGGCACGCATTTTCTCCGGCGGGACGCTGCGAGACACGAATGCCGCGTTCCAGACGCCGGGGGCTACCCAGGACACGGACAGCAATGTGTTCCTGCTCGGCGCGTTCGAGCCGTCGCTGCTTCAAGGGCTGAACGGCTTTGTCGCCGAGATGATCGTCTACCCGCGCGTGCTCTCCGACCTCGAGCGGTGGCGGCTGGAGCAGTACCTGATCCGCAAGTGGCACCCGCAGCCCGAGCCGCCGGTGGCGGCCCGGTCGCTGTGGCTCGAAGAGATTTCCGACCCCGTCTATCACTGGAGCGTGTGACATGCCCGGCCCCGATCTCAACGGCCCCACGAAGGTGGAGGCGAAGTTTCACAGCCTGACCGCGGGCACCAACTCCACGGGCGTGCTGACCTGCCCGACCGGGGCGGTGCTGCGGATCGTGTCGCTGACGGCCGACAACATCGACGGCACGAACGCCGCCGACATCACGCTCGAGGTGGGCAGCACAAAACTCCGCAGCACGATCGCGGTGCCGGCCGACGCGAGCCTGATCCTCGTGGACCGCAACTACCCGCTCTACGTCACCGAAAACGTGGCGCTCAAGTGCCAGGCCTCGGCCGCCGGCGACATCCAGATCAACGTGTCGTACGAAGAGATCACCTGATGCCCGCCCTCAACGATCCCTGCTGGCGCGACGCCAGCGGCGTGGCTCACCTGAGCCTCCCGCACCGCGTCCACCTGCCCGACGGCACGACCCGCACCGACCCGAGCCAGTGGTCGCTCGACCAATTCGTGCTCGCCGCCACCGGCTGGACGCGATCAACGCTGACGCAGGCCGACCTTGATCGGCTGTTCCCGCCGCCCCCCGAGCCGACCTGGGAGGAGGCGGGCTTCCTGACGCCGGGAGGCTGGCGGCTTGGCTGGACGGCCGACCGCGTGGCGTTGCTCACGGGGCTGTATGTCCTCGCTGCGAGGGCAGCCCAGCTCGGCATCGACCAGCCCATCGTCGTGAGCGACATGGCGGGCGAGCGGCACACGCTGACGTTCCAAGAGTTCGAGCAGTTGATGCTCGCGTATGGTGCGGCCCGGGCTGCGGCGAGTGCAGGAGGTGAGGCATGAGTCGGGCAAGAGGCGGTTACATCGGCTTCAATCGCGTGCCGGCGGCGGCGGCGTTGAACTCTGCGGCGAGCGGGGTGTGGAGTCTCAGGGAGGCCGAGGCTCTCAAGCGGGCGGGGACGTGGCCCCTTGCTGCTCCGGGCGGCGTCGGTTCCGGCCTGCAACTGTGGCTCGACGCTTCCGACGCCAGCACGCTTTACGATGCCACCAGCGGCGGCTCGCTCGTTGCGGCGGATGGCGGCGTAGCGCGGTGGGAGGACAAGTCTGGAAACTCGCGGCACATGACGCAAGCGACGAGCGGCAGTCGGCCTGCACGCAAGACGGCGATTCAAGGCGGGCTGGATGTGCTGCGGTTTGACGGTAGTAATGATTTCATGCAGCGAGACTCGTTTAGCTTCTTCAATGCCACCGGGTTTACCGGCTTTGTTGTCGCCAAATCCGACGAGACAGCAGATCGCTGGATGCTAACGTGGACAATTCCGGGCGACAACGATGACTATGGACTGATTGCATTACGTCGCAACGGCGCAAGCCCGGCTCGGAATCATTTTGTTTTCGGCGGCAGCAATACTAGCATCACCGAAACAACCGAGACAACAGGCTTTGCCGCGCTAACGCATCGCGTCACAAGCGGCTCAATGTCTGCGCATCGAAACGGCAATTTGATCGGCACTCAGTCTGTGACTGCTACTGGAACGGGCCAAGGAGGCCGTAACATTCCGACGCGAAGCGTTCTCAATATCGGCGCGCTTGTGCGGCCAGGAAACCCTAACGGAACTGTTTTCTTCAAGGGCGATATCGCGGAAATCATTTGGTATGACAGTGGGCTGTCCGACGCCAACCGCTCCGCCGTCGAGACCTACCTCCTCGCCAAGTGGGGCATCACATGACGCTCTACTACGCCGTGACCGACGAGGCCACCATTTTTCTCCTCTGCGCGATCCTCCAAACGCTCTGCCTCTGCTACCTCGTGTGGCG